TTGAACTCCGCTCTTTGCAAGGCTAACTCCAGCTCTTAATTTAGCTAAATCTTCGTTTTGTTCCATTTTATCCTCTGCAATATCACCTTGTTGCATTAATCTTGCCTTTGCAAGGTCGATTTGAGCTTCATCGTTGTCTCTTTTTCGCTCATTTTCCATCGCACGAAGGTCAACTTCACGTGATTTTAGTTTTAGAAGAGGATCATTGTCAAATTGTGACGTAATTTTCTTCTCTTCTTTCATAAATTCTTCTGTCATTTCTGCAATCAACACAGATTTTCTTGCTTCAATCTGATTTGTTAACGCTTGTAGCTGCGCTTGTACTTGTGGATTTATCGCAGCCTGTTGTTGCATCTGCATCATCTGTTGCATTTGTTCTCTAAACTCTAGTTGTACCTGTTCTTGAGCCATCAGACTAATATGTTCTAAAATATTTTTCTGTATCGCTGCCATAACTGCAGGATTATTTCTAACAATATTAGTTGACATAAAATTTAAGTGAGCTGTGATATGTGCTCTGTGATCTTGACCAGGAAAAGCTTGAAAAGGTTTACCTGCTAATGCATTTATGTGCTCCATACTTGGATCCATCGGCACATTTGGTGCAGGTGGTGGTAAAACTGCATCAACATTTTTAACACCGATTGCCTCATACATGTTTCTATACACCTGGTACAGATTGTGAATCTGTGGTTGCGATGTTGCAAGTTGTAATTGTGTTTGTGCAAGTGTAATTCTTTGTGACATGGAGAATATATTTGGATCTGCAACCGGTATAACATCTACTCTGTTATCAAAATCAGCTTGTTTTATATTTCTTTGTCCACCAACAACATCGTATGGATATTCTGGTGGTAGGTATTGTGAAACTACTTTTGCTAAAATTTTAAATTCATCTTTCATTGCTGCATAACATCTTTTGTGTATTGCAGACATAACTCTTGAGCCACGTTCTAATAATGCAATAGTAGTTCCAACTGCAGCATTTTGTTTTGTATCACCTATCTGCATGTCAGCTATTGCAGCAAATCTTTGACCTGCTTGAACAACAACTCCTAATAATTGTAATAATGTTGGTGATGGTTCTTTATACGGTAATGGAAAGAATGCATCTCTTAAACTACCACCCGGTGCATCGACATCTTTAAATTCACCTGGTTGTATTGGAGCTGCTTCGTCTCTAACTCTAACACCTCTTTGTTTAAATCCTGCAGGTAGATTTGCTAACGTTCCTGCATCTAATAATTGACGGAGAGCCGTCGTTGCCGTACGGCTCAATCCGCCAATCATGTGAATGAGTCCAAAGCCATAAAATCCTAGTCCTGGCAGAAATTTGAAGTGGACA